CAACGACGTAACGAATAATCGTTACGACGAGAAGGGCCGCTTCAACGCCACATGGTGGGCTGTCAGCAGCCGTCGCCTCGCAGCGGCAACTGCGGATCAGGCCGCGCTCACTCTCGGGCGTGTTCTGGGTCTTGGTCTCTATACCAAGAATACAACTATCCCCGCTGGTGTCCGTGGTACCAACCCGAAGCTTATCCTCGGCGCGTTCCGCGCTTGGGCCAAATCGCAGATCGGTATTCTCTTCTCTGAGTTCGAGGATATCGATAAGGATATCAAGCTGATGACGGACTTCGAAGTTGCTCCGAAGTGCCAGGGTATCCCTGGCAAGCTCTGGATCGACTTTGTCTATCGTCCGCCGGTCCGCATCACCAACATCATCATCAACGCCAAACCGTCGTTGTTGACCAACTGCGATCGCCCGTACTAATTCACCAGCGCCGAGGCGCATAGCTTAGGAGACGTCATAATGACGTGCGAGAATCAAGTCGGTGTAAAGAATATTCTTATCTCATTCCGAGACTGCGACACCGACGCAGTCTACGGACCCATCAGTCACGAGCTTTCGTCGGAAGATCTTCCGACATGGCGACTGTGTGCGTTCAACAATGAGGCTATGCCTCACGGATACGTTAAACGGCAGCCCACCAATCCGGAGGTCGAGATCAAAGTTATTCGCGATCTTCGTGTTCCTCTTTCGATGTATCAGGGCTGTAGTGACGTCAACCTTCAGGTCGAATATTACAACGGTCTTGTGTATTCGGCTTCGAAAGGGACTGGAACGGGAGATACCAAATCCGATAGCCATGAAGTCGAGATGACAATTTCCTTTAAGGAGATCGACGAAATGCTGCCGGCGGGAACTCTCGAGCCGACACCTGATGTGGTTCAGCCGACATTCGCCGTCGCCGCGTAGGAGTTTCTATGGCTAGTGAGAAATTAGTTCTGCCTGCACCCTGGCAGTTGCGTGATAAGATCATCGATGGGGCTGTCGTCAATAGGCTTTCATTTCAAGCGTTTGCGGACTATATTGTCGAAGCGCAAAACATGAAGAAGCCGAAGACGTTCGAGGGTCGACTGCGTAGATTACGTCTTGCTAAACAGGTATCTTATTACGTCAACGGCTCTACGACTCCAATTGGGGTCGATGACGTAATAGAAATGCCTATCCCTGATGCGCGTATGTTGACGACATATCTTGATAACGACGAAGGGGAGGCTGGTAAGATTATTCGGGAAGGCGATGGGATTTCTACATCTATCGTCTATGAGCTTGGTACTCCGATTCCTGTACAGGGAAAGGATCCAATAACTGAACTCGAGTTCCTTGCTAAGACTTATGGGGATATCGAAGATGTTATGTCAGCTCCCGATAGTATTAACCAGACAGCAATGTTGATTTCAACGATAGGTAAGCCACCTGGAATGTTGGCTCTCCCATCGTGGGCTACATCACAAATCACTGTGGCCGACGGTGTCACGATCGCTAAACTTGTGACTCCGCGTTTTTTAGGGTCGCCGGACGAGTCGCAGACCGAGTAGAAGAATATCGTTACTATTCCGCCTCGGCCGGAGATCTACGACCTCTGACTATCGGTCAGTTGACTACTCGAATTAGTAACTTCTCTAAAGTTCATCAGCGAGAGATCCGTAACAGGATTCTTTTAGCCGGAGGCAAGCCGTAGTGGCTTCTTTTACCGAAAGAGCAACTCTCGAGGTCAAAGACAAATCTACGTCTCAGATCCGGAAGATTAATTCCGAGCTGAAGAAGCTTCAGGCTACTGCGAGATCTCTTCGAACAATTCGAATAGACATAACAGGGCTTTCTGCCGCAACGAGACAGGTTAATAATCTTACTCGTGCTTTAGGTAATTTAAAGAAAGTTTCTACCTCGTTGAATATTAGAGTTGGTACGCAGGGTCTTAGTCAGGCTCAACGTCAAATTAGTACTCTACGAAATTCTGCTAGACGACCTATCAATGTCCGTGTAAACTACTCCGGTAACCAACCTCCTCGCCTTCCTCCTCATGGAGGTGGACCCCGTAGTCGAGGTGGAGGTAGTGGTTCTCGCGGTAGAAGCTTTTTCGGCACTGCGATGCAGGGAGCCAGTGCTGGAGCCGGGGGAGGTATGGGGTTCGGCCTAATGGGGGGCCTTGCCGCTATCAATCCCGCATTTCTGGCTGTGGCGGCTGCTGCATATGCGGCTGCGGCTGCTTTGAAATATGTCGGACAGCAAGGAGCTAAAGCAGACCGCGCTGATCTTATGATGCGGATGGCGGCGACAAAAGAACAGCAACCAATTATTCAGGCTGCTGTTGATAAATATGCCGAAGGTGATCGTGCTTTAGGCATGTCTAAAGCCGACATGAAGATGTTCATAACGGGCATCCTCGGCGACGTCGGTGGAAAGAATGCAACAGAGCGAGCTACGGCTGCCGCAAATATTGCTCCTGTTATTGCTGACAAGTTTCTTCCTCTTGCTTATGCTTTAGGTGGTCCGGATGTAACTAAAGAAGCAGCTATCAAAGATCTTGCGGTTATTGTTAAGGGTTTGAATATTGCGTCTGGTGATCTGACAACTGCCGCAGGACAATTATCCAAAGACGGTTTGCGTGTTTTTGAAGGTGTGGCGCTTGCTAAGGCTATGAATCCTCTACTTGATTCCGAAAGGATTCGAACTACACTTGCCAATTTGAAGACACTGGCATTCACTATGCAGCCAGAAGCTCTTGCTCGATTGCTTTCTTCATCTGGAGATAGAGGTGTTCGTGTAGCAAATGAGCTTTATCAAGCTGTGCGTTCTATGAGTGGCACAGTAGATAATAAGGCTCTGAATCGAGCTCTTTCTGGACTTGGTCTTCTTGAAGGTGGAACACCTATAAGAACTGCACCAAGTAAGAGGTATCCTCAGGGTAAGGTTAAGGCGGGTCAAGGCGCCGGTATGGTGCTCGGATCTCAGAAACCTATTGATGCCGAATTCCGTCAGCGTGATCCATTCGGGTGGATAATTAAATATGTTCTACCCAAGATAGAAGCTGATGCAAAGAAAAGTATTACGAAGGTAGAGGCTAAGGCAGCCGAGGAACGTGCAAGACAAGTTAAAGAAGAAGGTGGAACTGCGGAAGAGATTGCAGAAGCTCGTGCGCCGCTTCGTTCGAAGATTCAATCTGTTATGGATTCTATGTTCCCAGGAATGGCTGCTACGGCTCGAACTGCACTTTCTGATACTATATTTGGTCATGCACAAGCTCGGGGTGCTATCGAACAAGGTAAAGATATTCTAAAACAGGATCCTAAAGCAATCTTTGCCGGTGCTTGGACTGCGCAGTTAGAGAAACTCAAAACAACTTTAGAGACTAGAGCTCAAGATGCTGGAGATTCTGTAGCTCAGGCTATTGGATTAGATAAGAAGATAGCTGTGATCGAAGAGGCTATTAGAACAAAAGATTACGGGCAACTTGGAAAAGCAGTAACTATGGGTATGAATACCCTTGATACTCTTCTTACTCCATCAAAATTAAGTGCTGAATTGTTATATAAAGGTGCTCTTAAATTGTGGGAAGTTGGTGTTGCGCTTGCAAAGAAATTCAATATAGTAGAAGATACTTCACCTGAAGGAAAAGCAGCAGCAGCAAAAGCATTAGAAGAGACACAACTTCGTGCTATAGCAGATAAACCTGTTATGTCTCGTACTGAAAAAGAAGTTCAGAAATTAATTGACTATGGCAGAAGTCTTAATGAAAAAAGACAGGCACAGATCGATGAAGCAATGCGTAGAGGCGATAAAGCTGGTACTGCCGGATTATTGAAAGATATTCATAACGCGAATGTGACGATAACAACTATGATGGCAAGTATTGGTACCTTCAAAGTTCCAGATAAATGGGGATTAGGTAAACCTGGATTTCCATCTCCAACATCTCCAAAACCTATTGATGCTGGAAAACCTTTTGATAGTCCAGTTGCACCTAATTGGGTACCAGATTTTAAGACAACACTTGATGATTTCAAAGCGACTGGTGGTAACTGGGTCACCGATATGTTGAATGTCCCAACTAAATTTGAAGCGACTTTTGAGACACTTAAACAAGCGGGTGTCGAAGGTGGAAATAATTTCGGAACCAATGCTAATTCAGCGATCACTGCTGGAGCTGCGGAGGGCGGTGGTATATTTGGATCTACTGCGATAACAACTATCAAAGCTGGTCTAGCTAATCTTAATTTAAGTGCTCATATCAACGTCAGCGGTGTAACTCAGACCGGTGACAAAGGTGCGAGGCCTGCTGACTAATGTCTAGAAGCGCCTGTGCAATTGGCAAGGATGTTGTTCCTGCTTCCTTCAAGGGAGTGGGGTTCCTTTGCACTGAAGCCGATGTTGAAGGCGGACGTCGTGGTGCCGAAGGAGAGTTCCCATTCGGCGAAGATACTGCATATGCAGATCTCGGTCGCAAGATACGAGTTTTTAATCTTACTGCGGCATTCAGAGAAGATGATCATGTATGGGATAGTCAGGCTCTATTCGCAGTCTGTGAAAGTCCGCAGCCTGGTATCCTTGTTCATCCTACTCGTGGGACACATCTTGTTGCTTGTCGTAAAGTTAAGGTTAGCGACAAACTGGAAGAAGGAGAAGGTGAGACAACTGCTGAATTAGAATTCGTCGAGGCTAATCCTGTTGGTACTGGACTTGGCGGATCTCTATTTGGACTCATCTCTGGAGCGGTTCTTGCTATCAGTTCTGAATCATTTAGACGAGATTATACTCCGATAAGAATAGCGCATCCATGGATTGTTGATATTGTAGATTCTGCTCAATCTCTTATTACGTCAACACACGATGCCTTGGTTCAGACATTTACTACGGATACAAGTTCGTCCCAGTGGCGTGTGGCTCTGAAGATGAAAGAAGTGGCTGGCGATCCTGGGTTGGCGATGTCTGCAGAGGCTGTTGATAAGGCGCTCACTTCTGGGGTCAATGGAATCACCTACAATGTTCAAGATCCTGAGACAAGATGGCGGATATTGAGAAAGCTTGCCAATAAGGGCGCAGTCACAAGTACACTTCCAATTGTTGGAGGTGCGGCTGCGGTAGAGAATTCTTTGTACAGTCGATTTCGTGTATTGACTGGCGTTGCAATGTCTGAGACTGCAATGGCTCGTAAGTATCCAAATGTTCAAGCAACAAAAGCAGCAATGGATATTGTGTCTGCTGTTCTCGAAGATGAAGCTAAAGTCGCTTACAGTATCTGTGACAATGCTCTGTATCTTGAGCTGCGAAAGTACATCGTTAATTTTGAGAAAATGATGAACGATCTTTCTTATCGTCTGCCTGGTCTGATAACAGTTAATTTCCATGGTGGAGTTCATCCGTTAGTTGCAGCCTACGTAATCTATAGCGATTCGAAACGTCACAGGGATCTTGAGCCCAGAAATATAATTGACGCGAATGGACGTTTCGGTCGCCTAGTTAGAGCGGTTTCTCCAACATGAAACCCGTTGTGATTACCGTTGGCGGTTCCGAGCTCACTACGTGGACCGAGATGACTTTGCAACGTAGCAAAGAAGAGATGACTGGAAGTTTATCAGTCACTATCTTTGCTGGTGCTATGCCATCGGGTCCAATGGTTCGAGCGGCAGTAGCCGGCGCAGAGATATTGGTTTATATCGTTGGGCAACTTGCTTTCACTGGAACTGTTGATAAACGAAAAGGAACGGGATCAAAGAAAGGTAGAGCTGGAACTAAAGAAAAAGATACCGGTAAAGCTGGAACTTCGATGTCTACCAATATTGGGCCAGAAGAATATACAATTAAACTCACAGCCCGGGGTAAGACCAAACGTCTGATCGATAGTTCGCATCAACATCCAACTACTAATATGTTGAAGCCAACAACTAAAGAAGTCTGCGAGAAATTGATTGAGCCTTTCAAAGTACAACTCGATTGGAAGGGTGAAACTATTAAGCTGGATAAGATGCGCTTTCGCGATGGATCCCGTGTGGTGGACGAACTCAATCGTGTTGCAGTTGAAAATTGTTATTTCATGTATGAGACCCGTGAGGGAAAATTGTGTGTCACAGACGGTTGCGCTGGACAGAGCGGCGATCCTTTGATCCTCGGAATTAATATTCTGGAGTTTTCTGCAGAGCAATCCGAAGAGGAACAGAAGTCAAAGGTTAAAGTGAAGGGTCAGCGTTCTAAGAAAAAGATATGGGGCGAGAAAGCTGTTCTGAAGACTCACAAGGAGATGGAAAATAAGAAGATGAAATCATTCGTACCCCATATTGTTCAACATAATGGGGATGCTGATGAAAAGACGTTAGAACGCCGTGCTCGATTTGAAATGAATGCGCGAGCTGCCAAAGGTAAGAAGATTGAGATTGAAGTATTTCATGTTCAGTCTGAAGGTGGTCCGTGGGATATTGGTAACATGCACTATGTCGAAGTACCGCCCGAAGGTATTTTTGATGTATTTGAATGTACTGAATTGACATACACTGTGAATCATGATAAGACAATCAAGACTAAACTAACCTTATCTCCGCCGCCTTCTGGAGGTGCAGATGGTGCAGCGGGTGGATTCGGACTTAGCAGTATCAATTTCAATACGGGATCTGCACGTAAATCTCAATCTGGTATAACAATGACGGAGGGACAATTCCCAGATGCGTGGTCACCATTAGATTTGTCTGTTATGCCTTTCATGTCTGCTGCTGAATCTTTAGAACAAATGGCAAAGAGTGAACCGGAGAACCCTCCGAGTCCGCCACCCCTTACTTTACCGCCGTGGTTCGGAGAGACTACATGACCAGCTTTACTCGTTATCGTGAACGTTCAAGAGATATAAATGACGGCACGGAACGTCATGTTTGGGGTAAGCAAGAATACATCAAAAATGCAGGTTCGATTATTAAAGTACGAGGAACTGATACTGAAGATCAGGAAGCTGCTGTTCTGAATATTGGAGGTGTTTCTTTTAACGTCAAGGAGAAATTTAATACTGAGGTTATGCTTCTTGCTTCCTCATCCGACACCACATTGAAGATGGCATTGCTTACCATTCCTAAAGATAAGCAACGACGTTGGATGGAAGGCCACGGTGGTGTTCAGCATCCGACAGATGATACGTTTGCTTTAGATTTTAGCGATTCACTTGCCCATCTGACTAAGAATAAGTTTGCGGTTGGTGAGAAAGGTGAATTCGAAGTCAAGGGAGATAAGGTTTACATTCGTGCTAGTCAAGTAATTATCGAGGGCGAGCTGGTTGTCAATAAGCTCGTCAAGACACCTCAAGTTGTATCAGGTAAGGAAACCATTCCTGGCTTCGAAGGCAGTAAACAAGCCGAGGCTAAGGATGACGATAATGAATGATACAGATTGCCTAACTGGTACGGAAGGGAATCGTCGTATATTCTGGACCACAATGGATTCCTGTGGCCGGTATAATCTATGTGGAGCGGAATGCTCTATACCAGGACTTCAGTATATTGATAAGACAGAAGGTCGAACGATTGCTAATGAGGATTGGATTCGAAGTCTTATTTTGAATATTCTTAATACGCGAGCAAGAAGCGATATCAAGTGTGCAACGCCTGCTGGAACTTATGGACACTGGTCTGAGAGTTACAGAGACGATGGACTTTATATCGGAACCCGTGTCTACAATGTTGCTGAGAAAGCGTATGCTAAGATTCTAGATGGAGTCAAGGCAATCGGCGCAGCTATCCGTAGCGATATAGGTAAATTGATTATCCTTGAGATAGCTGACGACGTTGATGTTGATGTAGTATATCGAGGTCGTTCTCGAGTTGATGTCACGATCACAGTTATGTTGCGTTCCGTTCGTCGAACAGTTAACCTTTCCGGTACTTACAGTACCGATACATGGGTATGGAACTGATGTCCTGCGTCATTCCTAGGCCGGACCCTAAACAACTGTTCGATCAGATTAAGAATCAATTCTCATCGACGGTATTGGGTGGCGCGCAAGTTATACCTGAATCAAACGAATGGTATGTCGTTACTAACGACTATGCCGCCGCTGAACAATATTTCGCAATTGCTGATCAAATGTGGCGTGAGGCAAACCCAGAGACAGCATGCTGTGATAATCTCTACAAGATGGCAGCGCAGAATGGTGTATATCCGCGCCCACCGTCACATGCAGAAGGATACGCGAAATTAACTGGTGTTCCTGAAAGTCCTGTTCCTCCGTATCTTGAGATCTTAACTGAGATAGGTACATTTGTCTCAGTCGGTTCTGTTCCACTTCAATTGTCCTCTGAGGGGAAATTGGTTATTCAGATTCGGGCGTTGACACCTGGATCAGAGATGAATTCAAACGGTACTGTGACTGAAGGAACTTTGGTTACTCCAGCTCCAGGAATCGATACCGATGTACAGATCTGCGGTG